TACAATGGAAACCTTATTGGTTTTGTATGTGGCTATAAGAATATTAAACGACGAAATGTCTACCCAGGCGTCTAACATAACATTTTCGGCACTTACAGGTACTCCAGGGTTTACAGCATTTGATGATGCTCTTACGCATGCGCAAGATCTTATTGATAATTCAGGAGGAATATCTGGTCTTACTAGTGATGCAGTGGATTTTATAGAAGAAGGGGATACAGAACAGGTTGCGGTTGTTATTGCTGCAGCGAAACAGGAATTAGAAAGAGCCGCTGTAAGTGTTGGAAAATTTGAACCAGCAATAGCTGAAGCAAAGGCTTACATGGAAAGTGAATTGAAAGAATTAGAGCAGTTAGCCATAAGAAAGAGTCAATTAATGCAAGAATATTACGGATACTTTGGCCAACAACAGAAATCGAAGGAGAGGGCTGATGGCTGATTGGGGAACAGATACCGCAGGTTCAGAGAGTTCATGGGTGTCAAAAGACCCTATGCTAAGGTCTTATTGGGATGATCCCGAAAGTAATCTTACGTGGGACGGTACAGGTTCTGAATATGCTCTATTGAGCTATAATTGGGACAGCGTCGGATGGCTTTATAACTCCCCAGAATGGTCATCTGCAATTTTAACAAGCCAAGTAAATTGGTCAACTGATCTTATAGGGACAACTTCACCATGGGTGAAGGACACTTCGGGGTCAATCACAAACTGGAATGTATAATGAAATTTATGGAAATAATGCAAAGGTCTGGACTAACACAATTTGGAGTAGCTAAATCCTATTTGAAGAGTGCTCTTTTAGAAATTGAAAACAGATACCCAGAAAAGATAGAACAGGCCAAATCAACCATTACTAAGGATAGAAGGTATTATACAACTCCTCCCAATATGATAAATCTAAGAGATATCAGAGTTTATTTTAAGGGGGATGATGGGAAAACTAAATACAGATCTATTCCTAGAATCAAAATGTTAGAGGATGTGGACCAAGATGGCGTCTAATAAGAAATACGCATATTATTTTCGCGGTAGGGATATTGCTTTAGTCGAAAATAAAGATAATCAATGGCAGTCTCCTACTGAGACCATAACAAACGGACTCATGATGGAGTATAGTAAGATGCCAGAAATCCCTACTAATGAAGCAGCTGATATAGATGTATCAGAAACATTGGGTAATGCTCTCATGTACTATTTCAAAGCCATGATAGCAGAATCTCAAAATAACCTTGAAGAGAAAGAATATTTCTATGCTCTTTTTATAAGGTGGGCAGATATGGACAGACGAAACAAGATTAAGGCAGTAAGACGAGTAATACCTTCATTCTCTGGATCACCAGGGATTAAGTCTACATCATGATTAGGAAAAGTGTAAAAAGAATAGTCAAGGAAACTTTAAAGCGCCTTGATCTCTATTCCGAAGAAGCAGTAGCTCTTATAATCGCTACTGGAAATGCTGAGAGCGGATTCAGGCACCTTGAACAGATCAAAGGGCCAGCGAGAGGTTTCTTCCAGTGTGAACCAGCTACCTGTTTAGATATATGGGAGAACTATGTCATGTATCGCCCTCAGATAAAAGAAAAATTATGGAATTTAGGATTTAATGAGGCAGATGCTGAATGGTCTCTGTTTTCAAATATCGCAGTTCAAGCCGCTATATGCAGACTGCACTATAGACGAGTTCCCAAGCGATTACCTGCTGTAGACGACCTTGTTGGTCAAGCGAAATACTGGAAACAGTATTACAATACAAAACACGGTAAGGGGACTGTTGAACATTTTTTAAAAGCTAATGGAGGGAGTAGATGATATGTCCTTATTGTGCATCAGTGAAAGTAGCAAAAGAAGGAAAGCGTACTTTGAAGTCTGGTGTGTATCAGAGGTTCGCGTGCAAGAATTGTGGGAAGTGGTACCAAACGCCACTTATAGAAACAGAGACTATAAAAGATGGAATCGTTGAACCAGGAGGAGTCTTATCTTTCAAATTTGACAAGCCTGTTAAGATTCATGGTGCAACCGATGTTCATCACGGTGCTGCTGAACATAGCTGGAAGCACTTCGATGATTTTATCGATGAGGTTTATTCTGATCCAGATGCTAGGTGGTTTTTGAATGGAGATAACATCGAACTTATTCCCCCTGGATATAAAATCTCTCAGAGAGGTCAATCTATGGAGCCAGATGAGCAACATATCTCTTTTAGAAAGCGTATTGAGAAGATTGCAGATAAACTACTTTTTGTTAGGGGTGGCAATCATGACTTTATTAGAAGTGTAAACATATTAGGATTCGATGTTTCCATGCTTCTAGCAGATGATCTACAAGTGCCTTATTTCAAATTACCTGGTTATACAAAGTTAACTGTAAATGACAAGGATTGGTTTTTAGTAACTGGGCACGGAAGAGGTGGTGGTAAGAATGGCGACCTTGAGTTGGATAAGATGGCAGCAGTTTATAGCCAAGGAGATGTATTCTTTTTAGGCCATAATCATCAGCTTTATGCAAAGCCCATAGATTCATTAAGAGTGGATAATGGCGAAGAAAAAATTCATAGGAGATGGTATTGCAGGGGTGGTTCCTTCCTTAACTATGCAGAATATGCACGATATTCATTTTTTCCTATGATTAGGACAGGATGGGTTACAATGGAATTTGGCCCAAAATCAATTAAATCATGGTCTAATTAGGAGTTAATAATGGACATTAAATCAATGTTAATTAAACTTGCTGAAGAGCAGGCAGAAAAAATGCAGGAACAGGCTATAGAACACCTGGCTTCCGATGAAGTAGCAGATAAAATGGCAACTGCAATTAATCGCAGGATCGACATCCCATTTGTTTCTGAAGATAAAGAACAAATCTTCTTTGAGAAGATTATGGACGTTGTTACGGATGTATTAGAAGGCATATTCAAGAGCAAGTAATGAACAAGAGTGTTCATTATGAAGAGGCTCAGGATTTTGATGATGTAGTTGACTGGGATGAGGTATGGGGTCTCCCCACATTCCATAAGAATAGAATTATCAGATCTTTGCTAGAAACTGCAACAGAACAAGAAGAAATAGAGATTAGAAAATGCCTAAAAAAGAATGGAAAATCGAAAGATTCGACGGAGGGATAAACCGTGGTGCATCTAAGAGAGACCTACAGATCAATGAACTTGTAGAAGCTAAATCTATAAGCATTGGATCACATGGACTTGTGAAGTGCGGAGGGTCTCTTCAGTCGCATTCTATGGGCACATCTCCAACTTTTGCAGATAGCGCTAATACTACTTTATCATCAGATAAGGGGAGAGGCTTATTTAGATTTGCTTCAGATTATTCAATCGATGTTACAATAGATACAAATGCCGACAGTGAAGAGGGAACAGAGCATGATGATCAAGGTGGTTTTTTAGTCAGGGTAAATGTCGACACTGATTTCATTGATAGTGTTAGTGATGGAGATACAGTAGTACTAGCGGGATGGAGCAGCTTAGATGGCATTTATACCATCTCTGGTAGAGAAAAAAATCCTAGTGGTAATTATTTTGACTTAGATGACACAACGTATTCGTCCAATGAAAGTGGATCAGTGTCTACTATTTCAACTTTCACCGAAAGAGATACTAACTTTTTAGGTTTTATTGGAGCGGGTGGACGATTATCTCTTTATGACGATGGTGTATCATCGTGGGTATTGGACAGGTTTGATGTATCTACAACAAGCACAACAGAGCCAATTATTTATACCGTAGACGGATCAATACGTATAAGCGATGGAAATTTTGATACATCTGCGAATACAAAGCACTTTGGATATTTAAATAGAACATTCTTTAAAAATGGAGTCAATGGGCAAAGTTCAACAGAATATTCAGTTAATAACTGGTTTTTAACGGATCAAAATTTAGATAAACCGACTGGGTTAGATTTGTCATACCAATATTATGTTGGAACGGGCCAAGAAGATGATCTTGGGGAAACGACGTACACGGGAATTTCTTATGGGGATGTATTTGTGAGGCTCACTGCTCTTCACGACTCAACATTAGGTACAGGAGTTGATTCAACAACGGGATGGGAAGCAAAATGGAATATTGCTGTTTCCTATGTTTATGAAGGCAATCAAGAATCTCCATTAACCTATAGAACACGAGGTGACTCTGTTATTGACTTTATTACAGAAGTTGGGGGTACTGCTCCTGCTATATACGGAGTAGATGTGCAATGTGGAATTAAGACCGATAGCGCCAATAAAATTGATAGTAGAATTACTGGGATTAATGTATACGCTAGAGAGGATGGAGCAGATACATGGTGGCAAATTGGTGAGTTTGATATTACAAATGGTGGAGTATCCCGTGATGTTAGTGTCGACGGATACACTGGCTGGAGAGATCATTCAGATATAACTACTAATAAAATTTTATGGTCTCCTACAGGGAGATTAAGAGCGTTCCCCTTAATAAAATCTTTTGAGATGTCATCAGGTTTCGATAGCGAGACAACGAGGTTGACTGCAAGATTTAAAACAGCTACTGTTCTAGGTAGGGTTGCGTGGATTGGAAATGTAAAGATGTTCAACCCTGACAAAGGTGCAGTCGAAGTCATGGGCGATACTATGATAAAGACACAGCCTGGAAAGTTTGATACGTTTTTATTAGATAATAAATCAGTAGCATCTATTAATGATGGTGAGTCTATTGTACACATAGAAGGATTTAATGATCGCATCCTGCAGTTTAAAAAACATACCTTATATATTATTAATGTGGCAAGCGACTACGAGTACATAGAACAAACTCATATTAATAAAGGAGTAGAGCATTCAGCGTCGGTATGTAAGAATGATATGGGGATATCCTGGGCAAATAAGGAAGGTGTTTTCCACTACGATGGTGAAAAAGTTTTAAATCTCTTTGAATCCAAGGGTGTATTAAGGATACCTGAAGATGACTGGAAAAAATTTAGAGAAGCATCTAAGGGAAGTGGGGGTGCTACTATGATACAAAGTGTTGGATATAATCCAGAAGACAAGACTTTGATTGTGGTTGATACGATCGCAAGTAACACAAATGGTGGTGAGGTATACGTATTTAGTTTTAAAACTGGAGGATGGGTATTCTACCCCGCTGGAACATTTAATGTAGCCAGTAAGAGTAATTTTATTCTAGGATGGGATGATACACTTCTTCATGGATATCAAAGTGGGGACTCTATGGTATTCAAAAAATGGGATCATACACCAGTTGATAAAGATGATTATTTATTTGAAACCAAAGATATAACTTTTGATTCTAATTCAAAGAGAAAGCGTATTTACAGTATTTACGTAACTCATAGGAATGCAGGCACTGATAAAGTTAAACTATCATATAAGATACTAGATTACTCAAGTGGTGAAGGTTCTTGGACAGGTGCAGTTTCATTAACAGAGCACAGCACAGCAGCAAATTGGACAACACAGAGAATTGTGGTTAATGCCAATGATGTCTTATCAATGCAGTTAAAGGTTTATCAAGCGCCTGATGTGGGTGACCCCCCTGTAACACATAGTGTGCCAGCGGGATTTGAAATTAATGATATCAACATTGTATACAGGGATGTTAGCCTCAAATGAGTAGCGAGACTAGAAAGATCAGAAATATTACTGGCTCCAGGCCTAAGGTTGTGTCTGGTGCTCCAGCTGTTGGAGAACTAAGGGATAATGTCCCCGAGTATAGGTTTATATCTGGTAAGGGTATGTTTCTATTCATCAAACATAAAGGCGTTGTATATAATATCAAATTATCTACTGGAGGAGTATAATGAGCAATAGTTTAACGCGAAGCGCTATCAGTAATATATACAGTAGCGCCAATACAAAGCATTCCGTTATGGATGCTGCCTATGATATTAAACAAGATTATGCCGACCTAACAGTTGAAGACATGTATCAGGGGAAAGAGGCAATCGCATCCGCTAAGAGTAAGGCAGCCCCTTTTCGGGCAGGTGCTAGTATCATAGGAGGAGGCGTAGGTTTTGTTGTTGGTGGCCCAACAGGAGCGGCTATTGGTGCATCAGTAGGCGATAAAGCAGTGACATCTACTATGGGTACCGATAGAACCTATATCCCATATACTAGAGAGGGGATGGATAACTACTTCGCAATGAAAGCGAAGCGGGATGATCAGTATAATGCAGAAGCTATTCAATTGGGCACCATAGCTTATCAAGCTGGAGCCATTGGACAGACTAAGTTAAATCAAAATGCTTTTAATTATGAGAAAAATATCTTTCCAAATACAACAGGTGAGTGGAGTGATGTAATTGAAAGATCTCCTCTCGATTTATATAGAGATGTAGGTGATCAGGAATACTCTGATTCTGAACAGACTGCTTTTGGCATCCTGACAGGGAGGTACTTGTAATGTCTAGTCCCTATGGATATTATGAAAGTTGGCGCACTGGCGATAAGGAGTATAATTCAGATTTTGAAGACTGGTATAGTAACCACGCTAGTGAGTATGATGATTTCTGGAAAAAGGAAAAAACTGAAAAGGAAGACGCCTACAAAGCGTGGAAGAAACTCCAGGGCACATATGCCCCCATTATTGGCGATCTACAAACAGAGTACGACAGCCTAACTAAATTAACTAAAACATCACATTATAGACCAGAGATTGGCTATCAGATTCAAGCTGCGGCCAATAAGGGTGAAAATATGTTTGCAGCCAGTACGCAGAAATTATTTAATACTAAAGCTGGTAAATCAATGGTTGAATCATCTGGTGTAAATAAAGCCTTAACTAATATACATGATAATTTTGAAGATATGATGGGAACTAGTGTATATAATGCATATGCTGGAACCGCAGGAAAGATTAGCGGTGTTAAAGACCTACAGAGAACTATACAAGGTGACATCAGAAATTATGAGAGGAAGATGATATGAGCGAAGCACTACAAGCTTTAAGTGGACTTATTTCCCTAATCAGGTCAGATCAACAAGAGAAGAATAAAAATATACGAGCTCGTGACGCAATGGAATTCAATAGAGAGAATATGTATATTGAATCTGGGCTTAGGGGATTAGAGCAGGAGAGAGCTCGGGTAATAGCATTGGAAGATCAAGCCATACAAGCTGGATTAACTATAGATAGTCTAGATACCTTAGATGGGGCTGATACAACACGGAATGCAAAGAACATCGCAATTAAAAACCTAGATGACATAAATAGTGAGATCATTAATTCTAATCGTAGGGGCGATAAGATTCAAGAGAGTCTTGCTGAATTCAATAAGGGTACCCAATTATTTGATCACGTGGATATAAATAAAGATGGAATATTAAGTATTAGCGAGCTCCAGACGCCTGGGGGGCCTGACTATAATTACAATGACCCTTTTATACAAGGGCTATTGTCGAAAGAGTACGGTGCTAGGGAATCAAAAGACCTTAGAAAGGCAGTTTTAGAAGGAGACCTAACTCAGATCCAAATAGATAGTCTACCGCAGGAACTACAGCAGAAATATGATAGAGGGGTAATAGATATAAACGTAGCTCAGGCAATTTATGATAACCTGGAGACTAAACAGAAATTAGAAAATAACTCTAAGGTTCTTTCAAACGAAGCTCAACGCCTTCAAAATGTACACCAGGGCATAATAAACAATTATTTACCATTTGAGAAGGAAGATGAAAAGACAGCCCGTAATTACGCGTTAGCCATTAGTGCAAACGAGGTAGAGCGAATTGACACTCAAAATAAGATGCTAGATGAAGCTTACGAGCAAGCAAAACTAGAAACTTCCATGAGAAGAATGGAGCACAATAATGAGCAGGATAGATATGATGATGAAGATTGGGCACTTGATAAAGCAAAGCAGGAAAAAACCATTGAGTCGTCGGATCGGTTAAAAGCAAGTCTTAACATGTCTCAAAAGATCATAGGTATGAAAGTTTTGTCAAAAGTTGCCTTTAAGGATGGTACCGATATTATGCCACTTGTTACGTTAATGTCTGAATATGAGTTATTGGCGACAGGGGTTGATAATAACTTTGATTCTAAATTTGATATTTACATTAGAAACAATCCCACATACGATCGGATAGCTGATGACATAAAAGATCTAATTACAACTCAATCTATGGGCAGCTCAGAAGAATTGATTGCTGATTATAGATTCAGCTCAGATGTGATATCGGACATAATGAAGAAAGGAGATAAGCTCCAGGCGTTTATTAATGTTAATCAGCAAGATATCAATACCTGGATTGATGAACAGAAAGGCTTATCTAGGGTGAAAAAGAAATGGTCAAAAGTTGATGGTAGGATAGCGTATATCAAGGCCCACGCTGATGAGATAGACGGAGCTAATGACCTACTTGATGCTGAAGCCTGGATAGAGACGGGTGTGTATAATAATAAAATTTTACTTAAAGAACTGGGAACTGTTGGAACTCAGATAAAGGCACATGAAAAAGTCCATAGTACGTACCTAAGCACTGTTCTTAATTCTGATTTATTGTTGGGATCAAAACAAATCTCCGATGATGAGTTCAAAAGAGCGTTAGAAATCCTTAATAAATAATTATGGACGCTTTATACGAAAAACAGCGAATTAAAAGCGCGTTTCTTGCTAAGGGACAATATTTAACAAGCGCCCAGGTTGACGAATACTATAATAATCTTAAATCCCAATCTGAGGATGAAGGATATGGGTTCATCGGGCAAGACGAAACTATATATGATGCTTATAACGATGATGGAGTTGTTAAAAACATTCTTGAGGGTGCGGCAAATGCTGTTTGGTCTGGGGTAGACACGGCTTTAATCGGGGTACCTGGCTGGGCATGGAAGGCGATTGATGAGGGCTCTTATGAGTCTGCCATGGAGGAGTTGAATGACTCAGCACTTGGTAGAGTTGGGGGCACCTTAGGAGGACTTGCTGGATTTCTGGCTCCTATGGGAGTATGGGGGAAGGGAATGAGTGCTGTCACTCGCACCGTACGCGGAACTAGTCAGGCAAAGGCAATTGCTGGAGGTAAGAAACTAGCGGATATAGCATCTCCGACTACAAGAGCTCTTCAGGCAGGGGCTGGTAGTAAATTATACTCTGAAACATTAAAATATACGCAAAAAGTAGGAGGCTCCTTATCAAAGTCTGAAGCTCAAAATATTGCTAAAGCAGTGTCCGATGATGTTATTGGGTTTAGTACGGATGGCCTTAAATGGTATCAGAAAATTATGGGCGGTGGAAAGGCATATCAGCTAGAACATAGCGTTGAACATCTAAATAATGCTAGAAATGTGATGAAAAGTATTATGCCTGAGAGATTGGCAGCTGAGCTTTCAAAAGCTGGAGTAAAAAATCTTACTGAAAAACAGATTTTAAAAATGTCAGATGATATGATTGAGTTACTAGGATCTAAGCCGTTTAATAGTTTAGAAAGCATCATACAGGGCGCTTATTCTGGTACAATAGCCACTCCCGCTCTGCGGGTTTTAGGTGGAATGGCTCAGGAGGCTGTCCAATTCGGATTAGTCGGTGCATCTATGGATGCAGTCCAATACGGCAAAGGCGACCTCGATCTCTCAGATGATACATATTTTGACAAGGTTATGAGCCACCTTATTACAGGTGCAGCTTTCGGGGCAGTAAAATTTATACCAGGGGGTGTAAACAATAGTATACTAAATCCTTTTAAGGCTAGCGTTGGAAAGCATGTAAAATCTATTAATAAGAAAATTGATAAGATGTCCCTAGACGAGGCAAAAGCATTTGCTCGCAATGAGATGAAAAACGATAGATCGTATTTATTAAATATAAATGGTCAAAATGTATTAAGGAAATCTCTAAGGAAAGGTGTCGGCATTAAAAAAGAACAACTATCTGCCTTAAAGACATCTATGAAGCAACACAATATTAATATGGCGAAAGATTTCAATGGCCCCAAGTGGAGCAAGTTAATTAAAGAAGGTGGTCGAGATTTAATAGGGTCACTCCCTAGAATGGCAATGGGTAGTGCTATAATGAACTATCATGCTATGGAAGATGGAGCCTTTGATTACTTATCTCCACTTGAAACAGGATTTCATTTCGCCCTTGGTGCCTTAATAACAAAAAAACATAAACCTGTATTTGAAGGCACAGTCCCTAGGACAGGATTTCACTTTGGTGAGAGACCGTATCACTACGCTAGTGAATTAACTGCTATTAAACAAGGCTTAGACAGGATGAATGTCTATTCGCATAATATTGGGGATCTTGTAAAGCAGTTTGATGGAAATCTATATACCGATTGGGTTAATAGAAATCAGATTCAGGATGTTGAGAATATCATAACAACACTAATGGATAATAATGTTATTTATGACAAAAGTAACGGACCTATAACTCCTAAGGGGGTTACAGCCCTTACCAATAGGGAATTGTTAGATTTAATAAACCCAGTAACTGCTGTAATGACATCTAGAAATTTAGCACTAAATCCGAATTCCACTAAAGCAGAGCATGCTAAAGCTCTTGATAGCGTTAAGAATCTAGTTTCAGAGGAGCTTACTACAGCAGCTCACACTCGAAGACTTGACTCTAGCACTAATATAAGGCAGGCTGTACTTAGCGGGAGTCAGAAAAGTATAACTAAGTTTCAAAGAAATACTTATGAGCTTTTTGAACAGATGCATGATATTCTATCCAATAAGCAAAATAGTGTTGATGAGGGAGTATTATACGATTTTAATTTAAATTATAAACATTTAGATATCACAGATGATCAGAGGATAGCCATAAGAAAATTTCAAGATCTTACTGAAAATCTTAAGGATGAGGGCATCATCACACTGCGGGATATAGAGCACTCTAAGCAAAAAGGACTACAGTATGAATTAACTCATGAGTCTATTAATAAAATAGACGAACTGAGTAAGATGTATGAACAAACATTGGGACAAGAGTTATATGGAAAGTCTATGGGCATCCCCGCAGACTTGAACGACCCTATGCTTTGGAACTTGGCCAGAGAGGTTAATTATCAGAAGAATGTTGCAAACGTGGTTGATGTAATAGGGGGCAAGGAGATACCAGGCCTTGAAAAGGTAGACGCGGGTGAAATTAAATCCCTTGTTCAGCAGGTGTTGTCAAATAGTTCTAGTCGGAACGACGTGACAATGACAGACAGTCCCTTAAAGATTGAAATGGAATTCCCAGATGATTGGGGAGGCTCTACTGCGCAACAACAGGCATTACAACAGTTTACACTTGACCTGTGGAGTATTGGCGCAACTAAGAGGGCTCCTGTTGATGGAAGGAAAGTGGTTATTTCTGCAGGCAAAGTCACTGAACTAAAAGAAAAGCTTGTAAAAGCAGGTATGCCTGATCCCGAACATCACATGTTAGATACAAGAATGGCCACATGGGTTGAAAAAGCAATATCACATGGAATTGATCAGGCTACTTACGGCATGGATCTTGATCCTCATGTTGGGTTAGTTATAAAAAAATTAATGAAGAATGGCATTATAAGCGTTGCTGAGGATAGTGCAGGAAGAGGGGTTAGACTAGTGGCTCCTGAATCAATAAGTGCCGATCAGGTAAATAGAATGATGCCATCTCTGTCTAAGATCGAAAGTCAAGAATATGTTGATGCGTACAAGAGTGTTCTTAGTAGGATAAGTCATAAGGCTGTTGCAAGAAAAAAAGATTTCAATATTACACATTTAACAAGCGAGCAGCTTACATCAATAAGAACAGCAGATCGCATCTTAAATAAAGAAAAACTCGTAACAGATACCGAGAAGAACGGGACTGAGCACTTGCAGTTCATAGAAAGAGCACAGGCTAGGAAAACAGTTCTCGAGGAGACTCTCACTAGCCTTGATATGTCATCTAGTGATGCGTCCGAAGTGAGAGCTATGATGGAGTTTGAGAATGAAAAGATAGGAGTGTTTAATGATGCATACAATATGTTTCGCAGTGCGTACGCAGGAGGAAAGGAAATCACAAGGATTTCTGCCTATCTTGATTTTATGGGCTCAACGCCTCATGCTGGTTCTAATAAAAAATACTACGACTATTTAAAAGAGCTAGAGAGAGCTGAAACAAAAGAAGAATTCATAAGATTAACGGATGAGTTGAGTGTTTTACGTGAACAAATCGCCACAAATGTAGCCAATAGATCTGACGTATTGACATCTTGGGACGAGAGGAGACAGAATCTTGAGCGCGTCAGGGAGCAACGTGAAATAGAAGGTATTGTTCCAGGGGAAAAAACTCATACGACTCCAGATATGTTTTTTGAAAAACATGGCATTGAAAGGGCTGATATATTTCAATTTACTGACCCTGAGCATGGTATAACATATGACTCCAACTCGGATGCTCTATATGCCCTGTACGCAAGGACGTTAAAAGGGGGATCTAGGAAAGATTTTGTTGATAGAGTAATCAAACTCACAGGAGTTGATACGCCCAATCGTGAGTTAAGAGACGACATAATGGTCTTGTCTAATCTTTTCGAAAGGCGATTTAACATTAAAAGAGTTACGATGAACACAAGTAGCGGGAAGGCTATTTTTGAGAATTCCGAGATATCAAAAGGATTCTTAACTGATGTTTTTACTGAGGTTTTTGGTAATACCCCCTTAATGTTATTAGATTCTCAGTATATGGAAAAAGGGAGCATAAAAAGTTTATACTCTAACCCCAGGGCATTAAAAAATATTTCCCAGCAGACCTATAATGAAGACTTTATGGCCAGTTTATCAAAAGGTGGCAATAAATATATAAAAACATTGAGCAGTGGTGTCGCAAAACCAGGAGTTGGGGATATGTTTCATGGCATCCCGATAGATGAACAGACTATTAGTGGTGCACACTATCCAATTATAATAGATGAAAATATCACAATATTGTTGCCAGACAGAGGCTTTGAATCATTGGGAAAAAGTTTTAAAAAATGGTTTGAGCGAGTTAGGGATGAAGAATATACCAGGAAGTCAATAAAGAGCTTACCAGGAGCAAAAGAACTATTTAATAATCTAGAGTCTTATTATAACACCCTTAAGAATACAGATGGGAGCATGAAAGAATTTGTTAATAGCCGTAGGGGATCTGACCAAGAATCAGTGCATGATGCATTTTTTACGATATTTAATGCAATATATGGCGAAAGAATAGACCATGATTGGCTGCAAGATGCCTACACAAGTTCAAAAGGCCAAAGAAAGCATTTTAAATATAAGAGACTTGCTCAAAACCAGGGCTACTCAAGGAATAGCAACGAAAGGAAAGAGTTTGCTAAGATATTGTATGGAGAGAGCGATAATGCTTACCATAGGGAATTAATTAATGAATTTACGGACCAGGAGTATACTAATGCATTCGTTATTAATGACGGGATGGTTAGTGAAAAAGGTATGAATTCAAATGGGTTAATAACTGATAATAGATCAGTCTCTGAATTCAAATTAAAAGAGATGTATAAAAATAAAGAAATCAGTAAGGGCGCTTATGAAGAAATGATCAAGTTGTTGAAGGACAGCAACTCTATTAATGCTGAATATGTTAATGGCGGGACTCCTGTTAATCGAAGATACCTAGATTATATTCTTCTTCAAAATGGAGATTCTAGTCTTATAGGAAAATCATCTGGGCAGAAACCAGTGGGTTTGTCTTCCTACAAGGACAACAATGGCGTCATACATGTACTCTATAATAAAACTCATTATTTTTACGATTCTAGATTGGATCCATTTTTTGAAAAAAATCCAGATATTCATATGATAGCCTTTACTAGTGGTGCTAAAAAAGCCAAGAGAATAAACCCAAATGAATCTCTAGAGAATCAATTTATCCCATATGATGCAATTCCTAAAGTAGATAGTGGTATGAATCTTAATGACATGATAAATGAATTAAAGATTGACAATATTGATAATAACAAATCGGTTATGCGCATGCAGGCGGATCAAAGTCTTTCTGGGACGATATATGGGGAACCTCATGATGCGAAAATCTTAAAACAATTTAGTAATTGGACATCTCCTAAGGTTCAAAGAGATATTTATCAATATGCAAGGGCAGATATGATAGACAAATTTGCCGATATAAATGTTCAGTTTTTTAATATCGAGAACACTGCTCTTGCATCTGCCGAGGCAAGGTCGTTTATAAGAACAAAGGGAAATAAGGATGGAACAATTTCCGTCGAGACGGACAATGCGTCTTTTGAGTCTATTTGGATAGAGGGGGATGGTGTTCCCTTTAGTATAGCAAATAACCTGTACGAGTCTATGATAAAAAGACGGTATATTGATGATGCTGGGATATTCGATGGCCATACAGATGCAGGTGGATCTGCTATATTGCGTGGTAACATGTCAATGGACTTAAATATCCCCGTTTATGAGAATAATAAACAAATTAAAATTGGTGAAGCCAATATATCCGAAGTCTACTTAGATAGGAAGATTCATAATATAGCGGATTACGGACAGGCAAGTCTATCTAGGGGTAAGGGGAAGAGACCAAAGCATAAGGCTGTATCAACTATAAGTATAATTTTAGAAGCAAATGGAAGAGACGTAGTTTATGATTTAAAATCTGGCAGGGTGTATGACCCTAAGAAACCAACGGATGGTCTTGAATTTTTAGGAAAAGGATCAAAGATCCCAGATTATGAAGCACTAGAGTGGGCAGTTAAAAAATTGAGAGCTGAAATGTCTATGAAGGAAGGTGGAATTTCTACTTATAGAGATGTGCTTAATTTTCTAAATAATTTCCAGGCTGGTGATACTGGGAAAAAGGTATTAAAGCTTGGCATAATGGGTCTTCCTGCCCCTAGAACGGGCCCACATGATGCTATTTTACTAAAGGTGAAGGGAACTCTATCTAAGCGGGACGGGGGGATTATGGAGGTGAATCCGTATGACTTAACTATGCGTGCCCAAAGAGACTTTGATACGGATAAAATGTATTTTTATATGGATACTCCTTTTTCCGCTATGCGTGAATCATATAAGGTTAATGGCCAGGTAAAAGAAGCCTTGCCAGTAGATAGGCCCGCTGGTTTGGAGCTAAATCCATACGACAGAAGAAGTATGGAGAACTATTCTGGGGAAATTAATAATTATAGAAAAAAATTCGGGCAGGTCGTCAAGACTCATAGAAAATTAACTTATGCTAGAAATGTTTTTGAGCAGATAAAGTCTATAAATATTGGAGATGGAAGAGAAATAGTCTTTCAAGAACTTGACGATATGGCAATGCAGAGACTTGTTTCTGATACTCAGGGCGCTGTAGATATTTATGAAACACTCCCATTTTATGTAAAAAACTTTAACCAATGGCAGAGAAACACTTTTTTTGGCAACAACAGAAGCGATAGAAGTACAATAGCAGATAAGCCGTTCTTTTATATTAAAAGCAAAGATGGATCTAGTAGTCGCATAACAGAAGATGGTCATATGCTAATAGTTGAAAAACTTATGGGGGATTTCGGCAGACTTTTAAGTTATGAGGGCAATGTGTGGGAGGCTGGGGAGGCAAAAACTCCTAGGTATAAAGACATGGTCACTGCTCTTAAGATCTTTAGGGATGAGTATAGACCAGATAGAATCAATCATAATTATTACAATTATATAAAATATAAATTCAATGAAGAAGTCGCAAATCAAATATTTTATGAAAACAGTAATACTAAAAAGAGCATGAATGATATACTGGGACCATTATCAAAAGCGATTAATGATAGCCCTGATCCATTCTTAAGATCGTTAAAGGGGATTGCATCCAGGGATAGGATGCAGGTACGCGAAACCTACAGTCCAAGTGGAGACCATTTTAATGCAGCCTTAGATAGGCTTATTGGAGAAAGGCGCGGTGAGGCCTTAGCGGAAGCTTTGCGTGGAGGAGATACAGAAAGCAGACCTGAGGAAACTATTATTCTTGAGCAAATGTGGGAAGCTTTCTATAAGACGAAGAAGACCGAGGATGCTCTTGTGCAGGCCAATACTATAGAAGAACAAATTGGCACAGCAGAGTTCTTAATTAGAAAGGAGCAGATGAAGTCTGATGAAAACCGAGACGATGCATTTATTCAAGTAAATCGTGAGAATATTCAAATCAAGAGAAAAGCCCTATCTCTTCTTTTAAATAAAATGACCGTATCTGCAGAAGAAGGTCTTCCTGGCCAGAGTATTCAGAAGTATAAATCAGATGGGAATAACTTGGTTGAGGTATTTGGCGACAGGCAGATTGCAATCAAGGATGCTGAGACTGGGCAGGAAAGACGAATGTTAAGGAATGCTGGAGATAAACATGAACTTAAAAAGGGGGAGGTCGCTGTTAGGAACCCTGTTATTTTAAAGGCTATAAAGGAACACGATTTAATAGATGGAATTGCATTTGCGCACAGTACACTAGGGTACTATTCTGGGATAGCTACAGGTGACATGGACTGGTTTGGTCAGTACGCGAGGAAGACAAAAGGCAGGATTCGCAAGTTAATGGTTGATACAATGGACAACAGTAATGTTAAAGAGTGGGATAAGTATGAGAATTTAGTTAGGCATGAGATAGAAAAGGGTCTGCAAGATGTAGTAAACAAATTATATGAAGAGGTCCCAGCTTCTCTTAAGCAAGCCGATCTTTTACCAGCTCTTGGTAATTTGCCAGATGGGAAGGAATCATACGGAATTGATTTCTTAATGTCTATGTTGACACCTGATCATAGTGGGAACCCAAATCAATTTTATTTCTCTCCAAAAACAGGTGGCTTTATGCCAGCCGTTAAAGCTCCATCCAAATCAGTTATTAAGGCCGTATTTAACTTCCTTAATGATTATAGTGCCTTGCCTCACAAAAAGGAATTTATTCAAAAATTTGCTCAAGTCCATAGAGGCTTTTATGATGCACTTGTTGCTGGCAACGGATTTGAATCAGGTATGTCGAGAATTGCAGATGCCAATTTTGAGGGTGCGTTAATTAATAGCTTAAATAAGAAGGTTATGAATAGTCCGTTTGTATCAAGAGAGGAGTTTAAAAAGATATCGGAATATATGGAAATAGGCTCTGGTATCAATTCTGAATTCGCTGAGTTAATGCAGCAAATGCTAATTGACGGTCAAGTCATAGATGCTGGGACTGCAATACGCATAAAAGAGAATATTATTAATGAAGTTGGTGAAAACGAATACAAAGCATTGTTTAAGGTCGCCAGAGGCAGTCTTGTGTTTGATGGACTTTCAACTAAACAATTCAGTACATCTGGAGGAGAAGGGCAACTTATTGGAGAGGTTTTAATGGATAGAAAATCTATTAAACAAAGAAGAATTACTGGAATTAGACCACAAAAGAGAGGGACTAAAATTCTTGATTTATTAAATGATGAAATTGGATTTGAGAACGAACACGGAGCATCGGCACCTATTGGGAAAGACGGGAAACCTCTCTGTAATTAAATATGAAGGAAATAAATAAATGGCTTGCTTAGAAGGGTCAAGTCTCTGGACCGAGACAGACAGAGCAAAAAACATGTGGATAAATTCTAAGTCTATTGAGAAATACGGACTTACAGATGATAAAACTGCATTTACAGCTCTTTTTGAGGCGTCTACTGGTAAAGTCCTTATGGCTGGGAATAACATTACGGATATTGATATGAAAAAATTCCAAATAGGTATAGAAGGATTATCAAAAGATCTAAAAAGTCCTGGAATCTTGTCTAATAAGTTTCTTAGGGCATTTGTCCCTGGTTTCGCGGTATCTAGAAGCAACCCTGTTACTAGAGAATTTTGGAATAGACTAGTAGAAGGCAATGAGTTTAGGGCTAATACTACTAATAAAATGATGGCTAGTTATAATAATATGATGGGGGGATTAAAGCAGGCAATCCTTGAATTTGATGGAATGGCCACGACGGGAGATGCAGATATTAAAACATTTGCTATCAGCGCAGATAGTAGAGCTAGAAAAAAGATAGTTAATGATAAATTCAATAAGCTCAATGAGAGGGAGAAAAAATACGTTATCTCAATGAAAAACGGAGATAAGATAGGCGCAGCTAAGGAGCTAATCGGCTTGAAATCTTTTTTAAAAAATGAGGGTGCTGTTTTTCAAGATTTTTTAGATAGAGTAGAGGCATCTAATGATTCGGGCTTAAAATATAAATACAGAAATGAGTCTAACAAAAAAAATTATATTAATCGTATTAATAAGGCTGCTGTTGAGTGGAGAAAGGTACAAGACATATCAAAAGTACATTTAATACGGTCTATAGCCAATCTGAATAAAACAATAGAATTAAAGTACGGACATACAAGTAAAACAGCAGATAAACTAATATCTGAGTATAAAGAAGTTGTAAAAAATCTTGAAAACACTGAGGGTGGTTACATTCCTCATTATGTATTAGATATTATGGGGCAATCAATAGAACTTCCAGAAATGATTTCAAGGGCAAAGTCTCCTAAGGATATTGATACAGCTCTTAATAAGTATGTTAATGAGGTAAAAGAGATCAATACAAGTCTTTCTAAAAGACTACAATCCAGGTCAAATGAAGACATGGAGTATTTTTCAAGAAATCCTATGCTTTATGCTAATAAATACATAGAACAAGTATCGTCATTTAATCATAGTTCCCATATAAATCATGCATTTACTGCTGGATTAAAAAAATTAACTGGGGTAATGCTAAAAAACCCAAATTCCCCCGAGGCCAGTACTGCAAAAACATACGCTCATATATTGGGATCAATGTATGAAAGAGCTTCATCTAGTAGAAAAATTGAGGATGCCGATACAGGGGAAAACTTAACTAGAATATTAACATCACTACAGTTTGTGTCTAAACTAGGATGGTCAACAAGGGGTGCATTAAGAAATAGCACCCAAAGGCTTTTAAATAAGATTTACTGGTCGTTGGGGGCCGAGAAGGCATCTAATAAAGAGTATAATGATAATGCTATATACAAAGAAGGCCTAAATAAACAGTTAGAAGAAAAAGGACTAATGTTTATTGATATTGCAGCTGTAACTGAGGGTGCTGTTTCCAATACTGATCTTTTAGGATATGGCATTGACATGGAAAAAGGTATTCTTACTTTTAGAGATAAAAATACTATCATGGAGAAATTAGCCAAAGGAACAAGCAAGCTCGCAGAGAAATCAGCGATTCTTACTCAGATGGCTGAAAACTCAAATCGTAGAAGCACTTTTAAGGTGGCTTACCACCAAAGGTATACTCAATTACAGAATACAACAGAATTTTCCAATATTGAAGGAAATCCTGAAGCTTTGTTAAAAATGCAGCAGTCAGCAGGAACATATGCTAGTCGCATGACTAACTTACTTCATTTTGAATACTCTAAATTTGGTAAATCAACTATATTAGGGAGTAAGGCGGGATCAGTGGCAGGTCAGTTCCAACATTACGCATTCTCTTTCGCAGATCTTCAGTATCAAATGTTAAAAGATTATTCACGAGCCTTTAAAGCGGGTGACTATAGCGGTGAGGAAGCTAGTAGGATAACTAAATTGTTTGCTCTATATGGCCTAACTGAAGCGGTTTCTGTTGCATCGAATATAGATTTTACAAGTTATATAAATAATGATACTGTAGATAGAGTAATGCAATTAAAGCAGTTTTTAACTGGTGATGACGAAGAAAGTAATGAAGCATATTATGGCAAAGGGCTAGTCGGAGCATCTGGCATTGTCCCATTAAATGATATTGTAGAGATACATAATCTAGGAGTTGCTGCGGGATACTGGAAAATGCTTGCCGATGAAGGTAGTACAGCAGCTTGGGTAATGGGTATGAGAAAATATGATAGAATAAGTAATAATGAATTTGTAAAAGAACTATCGGGAATGGGGAGTATTGAAATAGAGAGAATTCTAAGAAGAAGCTTTTTTCCTTATTTTAAATCTCTTTTTACAGATAAACCACGAAGTATATTTTCTGCATTAAGAGCAGAGTTTGGATTATATCCAGGCACGACTACTATGGGAATAAAAACACATGATATGCAAAAGAAAATAAGCAATTCAAAAAAGAAACCAAAAAAAGGGTCAAGTGCTATATCAAAAAATCAGCGAGCACAGGCACTATCTGCACTCGCCAACCTTTAATTTTTAAATAAGTTATTTTCTTTTTGTAGATTTTGGGATATTTGCATAATCTTAGTTAAAACATTCTCGAGTCCAGCAATAAGATTAATTAGGTTTGATTCTAACGAATTTAAATCTTGTAGTGTAAATGACTTGGTTTTTGTTAGTTTTCCCAGAAGAGAATCCAAATCAATTAGTTTAGTATTGAAATCGTTATTAAAGTTTTTTAATAAATTCATTTTTTATTTTGTACCTTTAGTAAAAGTGTTAAGTAATCTTCATAAGGCATTACCACCAATGGCATGCCTCTGTCTTCTTTAATAAGCTGGATGTCTACATTTTCATTGGGCATCATCCATTCGGCTATTTTCTTTCGGCATTTACATTGGACTTTGATCTTATTGTCAATTAATACATCAACTTCTTCATGATGACCTAGGGCAGCGCCATTACTGCCCCAGGCCCTTTTTGCAGGAATACCAGCTTCCTGCGTTAGCTTAACCACAAGCCGTTCAAATCTGTTGCCTTTTTGTTTACTAGGATGACTCATTAATTTATCCAGCATCTTTTAGCATCTTCTTCATGCCATGTTTCTCCGCCTATGTAACCGCCTTCAAATCCACCTAAGTCTTCTAATTCTAGGACGGCTGATTTACCTGAGCCGTGTATTTTAATTATCTTTCCTTGTTGCTCGATATCTGCCTTAAATCCTACCCAATCACCTACTTTTACTTCTTTTCCATCTACTATTGCTGTTTTACTCATGTAATCTCTCCTGCATAAAATTTATCAGTATTATTTTGAAATATTTCAGTGTGTGTAGTTTTAGAATTTTCATATGTCACATCTCTAATAAATTCATAATAGTCATCATAATAATCATCTAATAGGTTTATATCTGTGTTTAACTTATCTGCTATGTATTGCAATGACTCATGATACCATTTACTTGTTCTGTCGTATCCATACATACGGCGCATATCTGTTAATATGTGCCAAAGAAATGCTATTTTAATCTCAGGGTTTTCTGATTCTTCAATAATTTCAGTTATTTTCTTAGTAAGTGCTGTCCAAAACCTATATGATTTTCTAGTTTCTATTCTATTTTTTGCCATATTTTTTCTCCAATATTTCTTTTAATTCTGCCAGTCTCCATAAGGCGCTAAGATTTAATGCCAACATCATTATCATTGTAAATTCCCAATATGGGAAATACTCCGTGCTAAATAAAACTTCCCAGTAATATCTCATTTCACTTCTCCAATTAAATTATCTATCCATTGTTTAGCTATGGATAACAACATAGCAACTATGAAGATACCAATAGCCCACATTACAACAGCTACACCTAGTACTAGTATGTTAGCTATCCATTCTGCTATATCAAACATTATCATTATTTTTCTCCTTTGCGATTACCACAGAATCAATCTCTGCGTCAATCGTAATCCAATTGATGCCGTATTCTGCGTCGTGATTATCTTGTAGTCTTTCTAGAATATCCATGCACTCTTCATCTGTAATTTGCCTTTCACCAGCTATGCCCTTAACGTCTTTTATGCTCCATATTACTGCTATTGAATTTGATTCATTAAAACCATAGCCATAATTTATTTTCTTTTTACTTTCTTCCAGTTCAGCCTCTAGTTCTATAATACGCTCTTGTAGGTAGACTGGGTTTTCTTTAAAAATCATTGTTCATTCTCCTTAATTGTTATAATCCAATATTTTCTATCATCAGATACATAATGTTCAGCATATTTTTTAAGTTCAATACGGGCATCTTCTTCTGACTCAGCTTCTAATATTCCAGATGCTGTTATTTCCCATTCATATTCTTTCATTTTTCATTCTCCTGCTTGTTTAGCTCTTGCTCGGTTGCACACTCTTCGTGTACTCTTTCATGAGTGGATTCAAGATAAATATCTTCATCACATCCGATTAACTGCTCACAACGATCACACTCATACATTAAGCAATCGGGACACATATAACCCCTTTCAGTTTCAGTTTCAGATGGGACTCTATTAACAAATAACCCACTTCCAAAACTTGTGTCTCTGTGACAATGTGTACATAAATTTCCTATATCTTTCATTTTTCATTCTCTTTGTAGGTGTTTTGCGCATAAATATCAGCTTGAACATTTTGCATCATTGTTATTTTTTTCTCTCTTGCCCTATCTTTAAAATCAATACTTTCTTTATTACAAAGATCAGCAGTTGTAAGGTCTCCATCTAGCGCACTTTGAGCTATTAATGTTAAATGATGCACGTGATGAGATGTAGTATCGGCATCTGCAATTTCCTGCAAGGCTCCTCTAAATCTTTCGATCCAAGCTTCTAATTCTAATATTTGTTCATTCATTGTAGTTCTCCTGTGTTTCTTTTGTTTTGACAGTGACGACATTCTTTTCTTTTTAATCTGTATGTTGGAAGGCACTTATATCTAATTATTGTTTTTGCGCAAGACACCTCCCATACATGATTACATGTAAGGCATAGGTATAATGCATATGTTTTAGGGTTTACTGTTGCTTTTTTTGGGTAGGACGTAGTACCTAAATACCATAAGTCCATATCTTCCATATTAAATAGATCTTTCATATATTCCTTGGTTAGTATATTTTATAATAGGAGAGGGTGTTAATATTTGTATGTCTTTCAAGCGAGGCTTACATCAGAACGCTCAGTTATTATCTGAGACCCTCTCCTATTATTTTATTGATGTCAAAGGGTAATAGGCCTCACCTATGTCACAGGATGTTCGCACTAATTTCAAATAAAGGTTTTGTTTATCCTTTATTACTTACCGTTCTGGTTCTTTAAAGACGAACTCGCCTCAATGACATCTTATTGTAATAATTGCGGTCTAGTGTGGGTGTAGGCATTTGAACCGTCACGTTCTATCCTTGCACCATCAGGTTTTTTTGACATTTACTCCTCTTACTGGACCGCTTTAGAGACTAAGGCGCCAACCTCACTTGTCAACTTTCTTTATCTTCGCCTGGAAAATTCTTCTCCACAAGTTGGCTTGCGGGTCGTTAGAAAAGTAAAGGCTATTTTCAGTTAGTCGAAAAATGTTAGTCTCTAAT